TCCCGAATGGGTGTGGGTATTGTGGCAGCATCCGCATACAAATCGTAGGTGGAGTATCGATGATGGTGTTGATCAATGAAGTAGATATGTCGGCTTGTGAAGTAGTTCGAGGAATCTCGAAACTAATGGTGTCATAGAAAACATCCCGCTGAAGCAAAGATCTCAATGAGCCAACTTTCTCACCTTCATACACCGAATCCTCTACTACAGTCGTGGGTTGGAACTCGAACACTTCCTCTCCTTGGGCTTCCATTGTGATAACTTTGATCGGAGGAGCAATCTCTTCAACTGGTTCTTCTCCCTGAGGGTAATACAAATCTGGGCACAAATTGCGTGTCATCAAATTTTCCATATCTTCACCTCGGAAAACTGTGCCGTAATAGGTGGAAGAATCAGTTGGGAAATTGGTAATGACTGAGTCAATCGATTCTAAAGTTGCCAAAGAAGGTCCATTTTCCAAGGGGTCATAGAACTCCATGTCTTCGTACCACACATGCACCATGATGGGAACCGGATAAGAAACATCTGGGGCTTGCAACCTAGTCAGCACTGATACACGTAAGAATCCGTTGAAGTAATCCTCATAATTATCGACTGTGATGGAAGATGAAGAAACGGTGGTAGGGTTTGCCTCTGTGTTGGTGATAAACGAATTATCCACCAAGCCTGGAGTACCTAAGCGAGGAATTGTTAACCTACCCTTACGGGCACCGAATCCCACTTTCATCGTCACTGATGGTGTTGCCGATAAATCCCAATTAAGAATCTGCTGGTAGCCCTCGTATTTTGCAACTAAATCACACTGGGCGTTCGACGTCTCATTGCCAAGCTCGGGTTCCCAAGTAATTCGCAGACGACCTCGATGAAATGCTGTCTGAATCGACTGCAGCCTAACACACATAGTCCCCCGCCAATATCTAAAGTTCATGGCGGCTAAGGCACAAGGAGTAAGTTGGATCCTTCTGGCATTTGGCAACTCAGCATTTGTCACTAATTCAGTTGAAGCATGAAAAGGAGACACAGGCAAAATCATGATAGGGTCATCAACTACCAAAGAACTCGAAAAATACGTTCTGCACAACAGAGCTGGTCTGGCGCAAAAAGAAGCAAAGGCTAAAGAGTCTTCTGATTGTCCATCGATCACACCCGGGTCAACTACCACATTGTTCTCATGGTCCAAACCCAAGTTGCGGACTTTCTTGGGGAATGTCACACTAGATTCAACAGGATACGAATAGCCAGTAACATACTGAGGCAAAGACACATCTGGACGAGGGGTATAACCGAAAAATTGAAGAAGACGAGAACCTGCGCCAGCAATGGTTTCCACCAAAGTTGCGTACGATCCTATGACTGGGACATGCTTGAAAATGGATGCAACAGATGCCACAGTGGAAGCCACCTGCGATGGTTTTCGCTCTTGTCCCTGCGGAATAGCAGTAGCAACCCCTGAAGCCAGCCAAGCACGAGCATTAATAGCACGCACGAAAACGTCAATGGTGACTCCAGCGGCTGTCGCGGTCTGCATATTTCGCAAAGTAGATAAAGACTCCATAGTCAATGTCCCCATAGATGTAAGTTCTATCCCGAACAAAGTGAGTTGATTCACAGCATCAATACCAACCATATTATTAACGCGTAAAGCATTAAAAGGGTGGATAAATGGTAACACGAACTTGCCACCAGTTGAAGTTGCCACATCAAGGTAAGTACACTGACGCTGTGAACGAGCCAACAGAGTGAAATTGGTACCACCTGAAAATGCC